CTGCGCCTTGAAGTCCAGCTCCTGTTGTTTGGCCTCGCTCTGCTGCTGGAGTAACGCCATCTGCTGCTGCAGCGATTGGTTGTGCTGTTGGAGCTGCGCCATCTGCTGTTGCGCTTGCGGCGACAGCTGGGGCGGTCCGCCGTTGCCGCTCTGGAGCTGCGGCGGCAACATCTTATGGAGGCGCTCGGCAATCGCGGTCGAGGCCGGGAAGTCCATCGAGCCGACCCAGAGGTCGGAGATGACCGGGGCCATCTGCGGCGCAGCGGTGATGAGCTGCCCGATCATGTCGTTCTGTTCTTCCCGCCGTGTCTTGTAACTCTTGCCGACCGAGACGACGACGGAGTACTGGCCCTTCGCCAGATCGACCGCCGTCATCGTCGCTTCCCGAGCCGCTTCCATCTCAGCCATCGACGGCGGCGGGGGCGGCGGGGGCATCGGCGGCATCGCCCCTGGCGGGGGCGCGCCCGGAGGTCCTGGCGGCTGGGCTCCTGGTGGCGGTGGCCCAGGGGGCATCGCTCCAGGTGGCGGCGGTCCTGGCGGTCCAGGTGGGGGCCCCGGCGGTCCTGGCGGCGGTCCCGGTGGGAGCGCTTGCGGCGGTGGCGGTCCCGGCGGCATCGCGCCGGGGGGCGGCGGTCCCGGCGGCATCATCCCCGGCGGCGGTCCCGGCGGGGGCGGCGGAAGCCCTGCGATGGCGACGCTCGACTCGCTGTCGTCTTCGCCGATGATGCGGAGAATGCGTCCCGGCCGGTCGTAGATTTTCGGAATGAGGTCAACCAGGATGCGGCCCTCGTAGGTCATCGAGACCGTGGCGAGGTTGTCGAGGTAGTTCGAATTCCCCGCCTCGCTCTGCTGCTGCAGCGCCTGAATGGCGCGAGCGCTGCGGTCACTCGGGGTCATCAGCCCGAGCGACGGATCGCCGACGCCGGTCGTCGCCTTGATGTCATCGTCCGCCGCGCCAGCCGCCATCGTGATCGCCTGGATGGCCGGTTCAGTGACGTTGCGTTGCGGCGGGGCGACGGGCTGCCCGAGGAGCGCGACCGGACGATACTTGAGGGCGGGATAGTTGATCGTGTTGGCGTTCGCCCACATGTCCTCGTAGCCTTCGTCCTGGCCCTCGGCAATGATGAACGGGGCACGCGGGGCAAGCCCGATGGCTTCGACCTGCGCGGAGCGCATGTAGTTGTAGGAGCGCTGCGCGTCCTTCGCGTTCGCGATGATGCCCTTGAAGCTGCGCTTACCGTTGACGTTGTATTCGCGCCCGAGCACCGGGATGATCGGAATGTAGCGGCCGTCCCAGATCGTCTCTTCCAGAATCTCGACAGCGTTGATCTTCATCCAGTGGACGATGCGCTCTTCAGCCGTGCGCTTCTGCACGGCGAGCGTCGCCGCGTTCGGCGGGGCTTCGGGCGGCAGCTCGTCATCGAAGCCGGTGTACCCCGTCGGTAACTCCGGCGACGGCTCCAGGACAATGAGCGTGCGCTTCTTCTTCTCGACCCAGAAGTATTCGGCAACACGAATGACCCGGCTCTCCTCGTCCCCGTTCACCCACTCGGGCAGATCGGTGCCAAGCGCGGTGAGTTCCGAGTCGTCGTAGGTCGACAGGTCACTGTCGGGATACTCCCGGCAATACCGGCCGTGCTCCATGTCATCGAAGATGAAACCCCACTCGCCGTCGGACCAGTCCGGCTCGGTCGCGAAGGGATCGAGCAGCACGTTGTGCTGGTTGAGGATCCTCGCGATGATGAGGTCCTGATCGAAGTCGCCATCGTTGGCGTAGGTCTTGAGGATGCGATAGAACCCGCGCCCCGCTTTGGCGGCGCGTTCGAACGCCCAGCCTCGGGCGATCTGGGCACGGGACTCGACCTCGATGTGGCGGATCAGTCCCTGGAAGACCTGGGCAATCGCCTTCGTCGCGCCGCCGCCTTTGGGTTTGATCTGGATGGAGAGCTTCGCGTTGCGCTGCGAGTTGAGGACCTGCATGATCGGAGCGTCGAGCTTGTTGATGGTCAGGCAGGGGCGGGCGGGCGTCGGATGCGAGCCGGTTTTCCCGCGACGGTCGGTCTTGATGGCGGGGGGCCACTGATAGCCCGCGTCGAACTTCAGATCCTTCAGTTCGCGTTCGCGCTGCTTGCTCTCCGCCTGCGCCGCGACCTTGCAGCGCCGGAACGCCTGCTCCAGGATCGGATCGCGTGCAATGGTGCCCGTGTTTGCCGCCATGAAAATTTCCGTCCCCTGCGTACCCAGTCAAGCCCGCGCTCTACGTCGATCGAATCAGGAGCCCATCCACTCCAGGCCCGCTGCGACCTGCGGACGCCGCACCGTATAGCGCGGCGGCGTCACCTTCGGCGTCTGATGCCCGACCGCCAGATACCGGAACGCATCAGCCCCGTGACTCGCGAAGTCGTGCAGCGGGGCGGGCTTGAACTCCTGCAAGCGCTTGTTGAAGTCGCGGCGGTAGTGCAGCAGCGCTTCGACACCGACGCGGGTCTTCTGTCGGTCAAAGTAACAACGGGGCAGGAGCATACGCACGGCGTGAATGCCGTCTTCGATCCCGAGCTTGGGCACGAGCGTGAACCGGATGCCGAGCGCGTGCGCGACTTCCATGCGCGTCTTCCCGGTGGAGAGATCGCGCACCATGATGTCGTGCGGGGCCCAGTGCCGCCCGTAGTTGTAGGTCTTGCTCCTGAGCAGCGCGGCGCACTCAGGCAGCGAACACTCGCCGTCGCTTTCGAAGTAGTCGATCACGTTGACAACGCCGGAGGGCATCGACTGGCTGAACCAGATCGCCATCGTCATGCCCAGGTCCCACGCGGTGTCGACCGGACGCGACGGGTCGTAGGGCACGGCGGTGACGCGTCCGTCCTTCCGCATCGCGGTGAGTTCGTCGGAGTAGATCGCGCCTTTGATGGCCGCTTCCGGCGAGAGGTACCACTCCTGGTCGAACTCGGCCTGCGACATCAGCCCTTTGAGCACGAGGGCGCGGTCGTCGGCCATGGCGCGCTCCAGCGCTTTGATCGTGATGCCGCTCTCGTGCGCGAGCGAGACGTCGATGTCCTGCCAGAGCGCGAACCAGGACGGATCGTCCTTGCCCGCGTCGTAGGTGCGATAGAGATGGTCCTTGCCTTTGATGGTGCCCGCGAAGATGGCGTAGCCCAGGTGATCGGCCAGCGCCTTCGACAGCACCTCCGAGAAAATGTTCTCGGGCTGCTGGCTGTACTCATCGAAGCTCAGCCCCGAGAAGCCCGCGCCGCGCAGCGCGTCAGGATCGTCCGCGCCGAAGAACTGAATGCGCGACCCACCCGGCAACCGAATGAGCAGCTCGCTCTCGTTCGGCGCTTTCATCTTCGGGATAGACGAGCAGTAGTACTTCGCCATATCCCAGATGACCATCTTGGCCTGTGTGCGCGTCGGCATCACATGGCCGTAGAAGCGGTCGCGCATCAGGTGCTTGAGATCGTTGTCGCTGATGTTCGGGAGCAGCGCCTGGATGCGGCGTTGCTCCCAGGCGTTGTCCATCGCAGCGCGGATGTGATGGTTGAGGACCGCCGTCGACTTGCCGATGCGCCGGTGCAGCACGAGCGCGATCCAGCGCCGCGTCGTCTCGTGGAACGGCAACGCCCACCGACGCGGCGCGTACGGGATGACGCAGTGCTGCGGGGGCACGCTACCGTCCCGCGTTCGACGTCAGCGACGTGATCTGGGCACCGCTGTAGTTGAACGTGCCCGCTGGCGCTTCCAGGTAGTTCACGTTCATGCCGCCCATGGTCTGCAGCCCCTGCGCGTAGTTCGTGCCGCCGATACCCTTGGCGACGTTCTGGTTGTACTGGCCGAGACCGACCTCCCAGTCGCGGACGCCACCGGCCTCTACTTGTGCGGGGAGTCGAGGTGCGACAGCCTGGGGCTGCTCCTGCTTCACACCTTGGCGAAAGGGCGGACCAGCACCTCCATGCGCTGGCGGTCGACCTCGATGTTGCCCGCGTCGAGCACCGCTGCGATGGCGGCGCTCTGCGGATCACTCGCGACGACCGCCGTCGGCCCGAAGGCCAAGCGTTCTGTCTTGCCGTCCTCCGCGTCTTTCTTCGTGGGCCGTTCTAAAATTGCCACCTCAAAGAGCGGCATCACCCACGCTTCCTTCCCGCCGCCGCGAGCTGCGCCATCTTCTTCGCGCCGTGCTTCGCGATGCCTGCCGCTGCCGCCACCGCTGCCGGGTTGCGTGCGCCGCTGGCCTTCGCCGACTTCTCAATCGCCTTGAACCGTGACCCACTTCCGAGCTTTCCTTTTGCCATCGCTCACCTTCCTCGTTTCTTCCCGCCACTGCGACGGGCGTTAGACAGCGCGATGGCGACCGCCTGCTTTTGCGGTTTGCCTGCGGCCATCTCGGTTTTGATGTTGGAGCTGATCACCTTCCGACCCGCTCCTGGCTTCAGCGGCATGGGCGCTCCTTTCGACGCGATGCACCTGCGGACCGGCAGGCGGTTGGAAGCACGCGGTCGGGCAGAGCACCGCGAAGATGTCCTGATTCGCCGGTGCGGTCATCAGCACGATGTGCTCGTCTTCCCACCAGCCACACCGCTGGCAGCGCGTCGGCATGCCCTGATGTACGCGCACTCAGCCCCGCCGACCAAACCGAGCCAGCGGTGTTAGCTCAAGCGTTGACAACAGTGTCATCGACGTTCGTCGCGTATCGTGAGATACTCCGGCGCATGACTGGGTGGTTCGGCACGAGCTGGGGCGCGCCCGTCTGTGATCCGGCGCACCGCACCAACGTCCCCGTCGGCGAACCATGTCACTGGTGCGAGGAACCCTTCACTGCCGACGACAGCGGCGTGGTCATCCCGTTCATCACGAGTGAGACCGACGCGACGTTCGTCTTCTATCACCGCGAGTGTTTCATGCGCACCGTCGTCGGCTCGATTGGGCACCAGCTCAAAGTGTGCAGCTGCTACGGCGGTACCGAAGACTGCGAGCCGCCCGAGCAGAGTCGACGCGAGCAGGCCCGCGCTGCGTGCAAGCTCGCCGAGGACCTCGCCCGGATCGAAGAGCCCTCGCTCGATGTGTGCGCGGTGTGCGGGAGGATTATCGGGTTCGGGGTGCGGGCGCTGCACCTGGGCCGCTGCGATGAACACCGCGAGGGGAAGCCGTCGTGACGTCGCGTCAGTTCGCCCACTTGCACGCGTCGTCGGAGCGCAGCCTGCGCAACCGCATTCCCACGGACTGTCCGCTGATGGTGGGCACGCGACCCGAGGGCGGCTTCTTCGCCGCGACGCTCGACGGACGCCACGAGATGCAAGGGCGCTATCAGGTCGTGGCCGCGTACATCGATGGCTTCATTGCCGCGTGGCGGCACATCACCCGGAGATATCCATGACGCTCCCCTGGCTCACCTGGGTCGCCCTCGCGGTCAACTTTGGCGCGTCGTTCGTCAACACCTACGCGGCGCTGCGCATGCGGTCGCGCATCCGGCGCTGGGACAAGGTCCGCGCCGAGTGGGACGCGTCGCGTCAGAAGGTCGAGCAGTTCTCCGCAGACTTCGGCAAGCTCCTCGGCTTTGTCGCGTCGCTCGCGCACGCGCCCGATGGCGCGCTGCCCGAGGGCGTGCGCTCGACGGCGCGCTCGCTCATTCCGCCGGAGGTCACGTTGCTGATGCACGCGGAAGAGATCGCCAGCGACCGGGTGCATTGATGGTCCCGCTGTTCTCGCTCAAGGAAGTCCTGGCGATGATGAAGGTCGCCGATATCTCAGCGGCAAAGATCGCCGCGTTCAAGCGACAGGCCGAGGCGGTGTTCGCGCATCGCGACACGAAAGGCGACGACGACGTGTGGGTCACCAGCGGGTTCGGGATGAACTCGCACCGGGGGTTTGTCGAACTAACCATCAACGACCAGCGCATTCAGATGGACGTGAAGAAGGCGCAGGAGATTGCGACGATGCTCATCGAGTGCGCGACCGCCGCCGCCGGGGATGAAGCATTCGTCAAGTTCCTGCTCGACCGGATCGGGATCGAGGACGACCCAGAGAAGATCGGTCAGATGCTGCTCGACCTGCGCGAGCAGCGCCAGGGCACACGCAGTGGGAATCGTCCGTCGTAAAGGAGGCGTGATGCGTGGGCGACAGGCTGATTCGCTACGGTGGCTTCGTGCTCTTCCTCCTCCTCTTCGGCTATCTGATGGTCACGTTCATTTTCCCGCTGCTCTAACGAGGGACTGATGCCATCACCCTACGATTCGATGAACGCCGCGCTGCAACAGCACATGCAGTCGCAGGCCTACAACAACATGCTGAGCGGGCTGGCGGGTAACGCTCTGGGGAACCTGGGCCAGCAGCTCGGGAACTATTACCCAACGATGCAGATGGGTCCCTACGTTGAACCACCGCCGCCGGTGCGGCTGCGCTGCAGCTACTGCGGCGTGAAGGCGGACCCGGTGGCGCGGCGCTGCGATTGTTGTGGAGCCCCGCTATGAGCGACCTGCTCGACGCGCTGACCGCTGACGACCGTGCGCAGCTCAAGACGATCCAGCAGGCGTCCACCGACCACGACACGGCGCTCGCCATCCACGCCTACTATCACGACCTAGACCGCGCCAACCGCACGCCCCGCGAGCTACTCTACTTGCACCTCGGCATCCTGACCGGGACCATCCTGCGTCTGTTGGACAAGGACGAATGATGACGATTCACGATCTCATCAAGGAACTAGTCAAGTGGCCGAGCGACGGCGAGGTCTGCGTGTCGCGGCACATCTCCGGCACCGGCAGCGAACCGGCGTATCCGCTCGTCGGCGTCAGCGGATTCGCGGGCGCACGGATCGACGGACGCGACAGCGGCATCGCGCTGGAGATTCCGCCGCACGCGTATCGCGACGAGCTGACCGATGCGGAGATCGACGCGTTCCTAGCGGCGTTCGATGCGACGCCCGAGCTGGCGCGCCTCACGCGCCTCCGTGCGCGCTTCGACGCGATGCGCAAGGCGCGCACGCCATGACCGACTGGACCGACGTCCATCTCGACCGAGCGCGCAAGCACTGGAAGCTCGACGCCGACGGCGAGCCGGAAGAGTGCGACCTGATGACCTGGGCGGTGTGGATGGAAGTGAGCGGGAACGACCGCGTCATCGCGTGCGATGCCGACGAGCAGACGGGGTGGCGCGTGTCGACGGTCTTCCTCGGGCTGGACTTCAGTCACGGCTTTGGCGATGTCCCGATCCTCTGGGAGACGATGGTGTTTGGCGGACCGCTCGACGGCGCGGGGGAACGCTACGCCTCGAAGGCCGACGCGCTCGACGGCCATCGCCGGATGTGCGCGCAGGTGACCGAGGTACTCGCGGCCGGTCGTCCGGTGACCGAGGAGGACTGATGGCGAAGATTCCCGACTTCAAGCTCGGCGCGACGGGACGCTTCCCTGAGGGGAAGCTCGGCCCCGAGGACGAAGGCGAGCTGCAGCTGGCGCTGATGGCCGACCATGCGAACGGGGTCGTGCATATCGAATTCGGGAAGCCGGTGGCGTGGTTGGGCCTGCCGTCCGGGGTCGCGCGCGAGTTCGCCGCGATGCTGATCGAGAAGGCCAACGAACTCGATGCGAGGAAATCCTAATGCGCAAAACGAAGCTCGGTCCGATCACGCCCAAGCTGCCCAAGCCTGCCGGTCCGCCCACGCCCCGAGGCCCGCGAGGCCCGCGACGGCCATGACGGGTCTGTCGCACCGACGGATGACGCGGCAGCAGAAGGTCTGGCGCGGCCATGCGCGGCGCTTCGGCGCAGCGGCCAAGCGCGCCATCACCCACAGCTGCTATCCCGTCTTCGAGGGCGACGAGCAGCGCTACGAAGACCTCGCGTATACCCGCGCACGGCAAGCGGCGCACGCCGCCGCCAAGAGCCTGGAGGCACGGCCATGACGGACCTCCGCGTCGACACCACCCACCACGCGCCGCATCACTGCCCGTCCTGCAGGCATGTGCTCGACGCCAGCACCGGGGTGGGACGCGAGGGGCCGGTCGTGCCCGCGCCGGGGGACGTCACGCTCTGCGCGTACTGTCGAACGTGGCTCGTCTACACCGATGGGTTGGGCCTGCGTCCCGCCGAGCCTGATGAAGTCGAGCAGGTCGACCCGACGCTGCGGGCGCTCGTGCAGCAGCACCTGGACGCGGTCGATCAGCTGCGGCCCAAGCACTGAGGGATCTCTGGATGCTGAAGGACCTGCACGCGCTCGATGAGCTGATCGCAGCGGGGCCGAGCGTCGGCGTGCGACCGGCGTATCTCGACCGCCTGCGCGTGATCGCCAGGGAGCTGCGCGCCCAGTGGACGGCCATCGAGCAGCTGGTGACGGCCCATGAGCGGGAGGTGCGCCTCATCCGGCAACAACACGACGACCTCACGGTCGAGATCGCGGCCCTTCAGCAGTCCGTCGAGCGGCTGCGGGCCCGAGGCCCCGACGATGCCTGACCCCCTCGCCTTCCGCCTCGCGCGCTGCGAGATGGAATTGAAAGACGGGCGCGTGCTCGATCTGTCGGGGTTGACCGTCGAGGAGGCGCTGACGCGCCTCCGCGAGGCGGGGGTGACGCCGCCCGACGTGAAGGAGACCCGGCACTTCATCCGGTGGACGCGCCGGAAGAAGGAGGACCGATGAGCGCGAGGGTCCTGCCGTTTGTCCGTCCGTCCGACGACGACGACCTCGCCCAACAGCTGGAGCGCGAAGAGGATGCCGCGCGCGAGCGCGCGCTGCAGTGGCTCGCCGATGACCGGCTGTTCGACCTCGCCCGCGAACGCGAAGCCGCCGGGTGGGTCGGCGAGGAGGAGGACGACTGGTGGAACGCCTGAGCCGCTATCAGTGGGTCTGGTGGGGCTGGCGTTGCTGGCGACGACCGTTCGTCCGCCGCTTCACCACCGAGCTGCGGCTCATCTATCGCTGGAGTATCGGGGTGGGGCCGTGCGACCTGCGCCGCTGGATCGACGCCAGCATGTCGTGTCTCCTTTCCCTTCACTAGTGTACGCCTGCACGAGTCAGCGCCCCACGCGGCTCTGTGCCGCCGCCATCCACGCCTCCGCCGCGCGGGGGCCCTGGCCGCGCGCGCGGACGGACCGGAGCCGCCGGAGCCGCGCCGCCTTCCTCGCCTTCCCATTGCCCCAGCGATGCACGGCCCACCAGCACACGGACAGTCCCACCATCATCGTCACAACATACATGCGAAGTTCCTCCTTCACTTAAAGTGTACGCCTGCACCGCGATGACTACCAGAGAATTCCGATGACGGCGTGTTCCTCGTGGAACGCCGTGTCATCGGTTTTTAAGACGCGTCATCGCGGTGCAGCAGGTGTGTGTGTGGACTACGAGAGCCCGATGATCCCGCCGCGCCCCGGCGTGTCCCCGCCGTGCGCCCCGCGTTCCAACGCGCTCGCGATCCGTTTCAGGCTCCGCGCCATCGACCAGATCCAGAAGGGGATGGCGAAGGACGCCAGCACCACCGCCACCCAGCCGAGCAGCATGAGTCCCGCCAGCCCGGTCACCATTAGAACGAATTGGTCAGCGTGTAGCTGCCACACTGCGGAACGTTGGGCTGCGCACTGCTGACCGCGCGCCCCGTGATCGGATCGGCAAAGACCACCGGATGCTCCACGCCCGCCGACACGGTCTGCGTAAACGTATTGCCGTAGGGCAGCAGCCCAATCACCGCCCCGTCCACCGAGACATTACGCGGCAGGACGTTGTTGTTCTGAATGATGAGCGTGCCCGTGTTATGCGCCTGACAGTCCGGCACGGGAGCCGGAGGCGGGGCGGTCGGTTGCGTGGGACTCCCCCCACACCCGATGAGCCCGAGTAACACACCAAGCACAACGATGAACCGCATCTGGGGCATTGTCCTGTCCCTCCTGGGTTGTCAATGAAGCCCATAGAGTACCATCGTTGTGCGTCGTGTGTCAGCTGGTTTCTGTCCGGCAGGTCAGCGGGCAACCACCCACGAGTCTCCCCCCACCCCCCACAGAAACGCCCTGCGCCCCGATGACCCTGTATGCATTTTCGAGGGGCGGTCGTGGCCCGGGATTCCGCGAGCATCGCGTGTCACCAGTCGCAGAATATGCACGTATGCAGCCCGTCGCCGCCCACGGAGAGGCCTCCGCCTCACCTCGTCTGGTCGGGACCGAGGCTTAGGACGGCGACAGGTCCTAAGCATATACCTGAGACGTGAAAATTCCCGATGACATCTCAATAACCTCGATGACACCGTGTTCCACGCGGGCCACGTGCCACCGAGCGTAGTCGACTTGCATCGCGTGTCATGTTGTCTCTCCCCCGCGCATTCGCTGACAGCCGTGCCATCGATGTCCATCGTGTGTTGCGGATACAGGGTCATCGTACGTAGTCGATCTGCATCGATGGTCATAGTGTGTCAACACCGCATGGTCAGTGACGGCCGATCGAGGATGTCAGGCGCGGGTAGGCCCGCCGGGGGCTATCAGGATGGTTTTCCCTCAGGCCCATGGCGTCGCAAAGGATGGTGCGACCGACGCGAGACACCGCCATCCAGCCGCCCGCCACGCAACGCCACTGCCACGCCGTCAGGGGGTCACCACCCACCCATCCCATGACGCTGCAACACGTTACGCATCATCACACGCAGCACAACCACGAAGCTGGACAGCACATGGACAGCTCAACCACCAGCGACCGTCGATGGCACAGCCTGCACGCCGACGGTCCGCGACGGTCGCGCGCGACCTCGACCCGGCAGACGGTAGACACGTCCAACAGGCGGCTGACGGCGCGGTCAGACGGCGGCTGACGGCGCGGTCAGCGAGGGGGTGGGGTTACCTCTCAACGCCGACGGGGCGTGGCACCTGGAGGCGCTGGACGCGTCGGAAGGGCATTGTGGACGACGGCGGCGGTGGAGCGCAGTGGAACGCGAAGAGTAGAGCGGTGTGGCAGAGGGGTGGGGTGAGTGAGGAAGTGCGGAAGAGAATCGATTTTTAGCGGTCGGGCTGGTCGGGCTGGTCGGGCTCGATGACGAGGGCGGCGGGTGACAAGGCGGGCTTCGGAACCGCCTCGACCACCTCGCCGCGTTCTGGCGGCAACCACGAGATGGTGAGTCCGCCAGACACCTCGGTATGCTCGACCAGCAGCTTGAGATGCTTGGCGAGCATTTCCAGCGCTTTCGTTTTATCCCAGAGGCGCGCCTTGAGCACCCGCGTCCCACCGGGGCCGAGCTGCACCGTCACTTCCTGAATCGCGCTGCCCATCTCAGCCGTCCATTCGGTGATGGGTTTCAGCGTGCCATCGGCGCGATAGAGCGACCGGAAATCCGCCAGCGCGAGCCGACGCAGTTCTTCCAGCACGCGTTGGGAGCTGACGATATCTTCGACGCGCCCTTGAAGTTTCAGCTGGGCGATGGCGTCGCGGATCACGGGCTTTTTCATCAGTCGCCACGCGGCGCGAGCCGCCAGCGCCCGCCGGTCCGGACAATACCCGGCATCGACCGCCGCCTGCGTCGCGTTGAACGAGCGCGCATACGCCCGGACGAAGCGCTGTTGCTTGTCGGTCAGCAACGTCCCCGCCGCTGTGTTCTGCCCCATGACCCATCGAGCGTAACGCCGCGCTGACCGTCCTGGCAACACGAGCGCTGACGCTCGATGCACTTTTCTGTTGACAACCCAAGCGCTTCGCTTGACAATGGGTCTCACGCTCAGCACACGCGCTTTACTGGCTGAGCGTCCTCCTGACCATCTGGGCGATGCTCAAAGTGCTCGCGCTCATGCCTGCTGTAGTTCCTGGTGATGGCATCCGCCGCTGGGCGGATGTAAACCCCAGCTCCCGTCCAAAGGCGTGGAGCATTCGAAAGGACAACCCCCCATGAGTCTCGTCGTCTACGGCTACAACAGCTACAACCTCGACTTCCGCGTCGGCGACCGCGTGCGACTCAAACCGCACACGGACCTCTGGATGCAAGGCGCACGCTACGGCACGGTCGTGCGTCTCGGGCGACTGCTTGTGCATGTCGACCTGGACGCGATGCACCGCGTCTGGGCGTGCGACCCGCGCAACCTGGAACTCGCCGACTAACTCCCTGGTGATGACACCGGCATCGTGCCGGTGTAAACCCCGGCTCCCGTTCAAAGGCGCGGAGCAACTCGAAAGGACAGACACGAATGAACACGCCTCTCTACGTCACGACGACCTACTACGGGGCGAAGAAGACTGGCCCCGTCGTCAAGGTCACGCCGACGACGGTCACGCTGAAGATCGAAATCGGACGTGGCCGACACCACCACCGCGTGCAGGAATTCACGAAGCACATCGATGCCGTGCATCCCTGGACACACAAGGACCTCGACGCACTGACGAATGAGCTGACCGCGTTCAGCACGTTCCGTGAGCTGCTGTCGGACACGGTCCCGACCTATCGCCCGACGCTCCGCAACACGGGGCTGTGGCGACTCCTGGCGAACGCATATGACCTCGCGCAACAGCGCGCTGGTGACCCGCGTCGCGCTTTCCGCATGTCTCGGTGACGACAGCAGGCTTCGGCCTGCTGGAAACCCCAGCTCCCGTTCGAAGGCGCGGAGCACATCGAAAGGACACACCATGAAAAAACTCCCGAAGCGTCACGCAGGCTCGCCGCTGACGACGAACGCGTTCGTCAACCGGCAGCACGCGCTGCGCTGCTTCCAGGCAGGCATGACCGTCGAGCAGATCGCCGCCGAGTGGCCGGTCGTGTTCAAGGTCGTGCGCGAGCACGGCGTCCCGAAGCTCGGTCAGCGCTACGACTACGAGCTGGCCGACGGCTCGGGTCGCTTCGAAACCAACACCACCATCGCGAGCGAGTCGGTCGACGCCGCCATCGCGAGGCACCAGAAGGGAGGCAATTAATGCCTGCCAAGCTCACTACGCCGACTGTGCATCTCAACGGCACGGGACGGCAGAACCTGATCGACCAGTACGCGGATGCCTACCAAGCGCTGAACGACGCGCTTCAGGTGCTCGCGCTCTCGCATCCGAATGCCCGCGACTACTATGTCCAGGGACCGGACGCATTCCCACGCGCTGCGGACGAACACGACGACCGCATGCAGCGTTTCACCACGGTGCGCGACGAGCTGCTCGCGCTCTACAACGCCGTGGCAGGGTGAGTGACCCAGGGAGCGTGCGCGCTCCCTGGACGTAAACCCAGACGCCGGTCACAACTCCGGCGAACGAAAGGACAACACACCATGACTGAAACCCACGACTACGCCGTCGAGAACCACGGCTCGCTCTTCCTGGTGCGCCCGACCAACGACGCGGCGCGCACGAACCTAGAAAAGAACGTCGGCGACGAGGCGCAGTGGTTCGGCGGCGCGCTCGCCGTCGAGCACCGCTACATCGAGAACCTCGTCGCCGAACTGCGCGAGGAAGGCTGGTCAGTCCGATGAACAGCCACGACGTGCGACGCCTGCACACCTGTGTCCTGTGCGACAAGGTGGGCATCTACCAACCGACCGACGCAGACATCGACGTCCCGATAGTCGTCTGCGTGCATTCAACGAGAGAGCGACCGCTGACCGTCAAGAAAAAGCAGCGGTCGTTCTGTCATCCGCGCTGCTACGTCAAGCGGATGAGCGTCGCGAAGCTGCTGTCGTTGCACAACGACGAGCTGTCTCATGTGCGCATGAACGACGTTCCGCCCTACATCATGCGGATGCTGCTGGCGCGAATGCGCAAAGGGTGAGTGAACCAGGGAGCGAACGCTCCCTGGCGTAACCCCAGGGGCCGGTCACAACTCCGGCCAGTAAGGCGGTCGCCACGCCGTGAACCCCTTCACGGCGCAGCGACCTCACCGGTCGCAGTCGGAAAGGACAACCAACCGACTGGTCGCGACCAGCTAACCCAACAGTGTACGACGAAAGGACAACGCACATGCCGAAGAAGAACCCCGCCGCCGTCTCCCTGGGACGCAAGGGCGGCGCGGCCCGCAGCCCTGAAAAGACCGCTGCCGCGCAGGCAAACGGCAGGCTCGGTGGACGGCCACCGCAGCTGCCGCAAAACATCCGCCTGCAGCGCATTCGCAGACGCATCGAGAAGGGCCAGTCGCTCAGCGCACCGGAAGCGGCGCTGCACTACGCCGACTTGATGGGCGCGAAGAAGGCACTTGCCTGGGCGCTCGTCAGGTGGACTAACGCAGCGCCGCACACCATCGAACGCGACTGGTGGAGTGGCGTCGTCTCCAACCTGGAGCGAGGTGCCCGATGAAGCAGACCATTAGAGAAGGCCACCGCGTTGTGTCGGCGGACGGCACGCGCTACGAGGTCCGCTACGTCGATAAGAGCGGCGACGCCTCGCTGCGTCAGCTCGATGACAACGACAGCTGGCGAATGGGCGACGAACTCGTGACGTTGCCGGTCTCCGAGTTGAAGCGCGTGACGAAGAACGCGGCGCTGCCCATCGAGGGCATGCCCGACCAGCGCCCGCGCTGCCCCATGTGCGACACGCCGCTCCGGCCCGACCTCGACAAGATTCGCGAGGACGGCCAGAGCTGGTTCAAACCGCTGCCCCCTGGCGTCGCGAAGATGCAGCTCGTGAAGCGCGTCTTCAAGGGCTGGAACGGCTACCAGATCGCGCGCGGCAACGCGTTCGACAAGTTCTGCTCACTGCGCTGCGCTCGCCAGTTCGCGAACGCGGCGTTCGTCGCAGGCTATCGCATCAAACGGAAAGGACAACCCAAGTGAAAGTGAAACGACCGGCTCAGAACCAGGACGCGCTGACCGGCAGTGTCGTGAAGCTGGCGAACCAGCTCGCGCAACTGCAGCAGCGTCGGCGCACGCAACTGCGTGCGCTGCGCGAGACCAACGGTCTCATCCGTCAGCGCCGTCGCGAGCTGAAAGCGCTCGCCGCGTCGCTGTCGAGACCTGACCCCTTCGACCAGATGCCGCCCACGCGGTTCGACCCGAAGTAACACACGCCCCGGAGCGCAGCACCTCGCTGCGCTACCGGGGCTTTTTTGTTGTACGCACTCAGATGTGGGCGTTTCATTTACTCGCCGGTATCGCCGGGGTATCGCCGGACGACGCCCGTGCGCGACGCATCGGAGCTTCCCCGGCGATAACTCCACCGAGTCGTTCGATCTCCGCGTCCTTGAACGCGAGGACGGCAGATAAGCGCGTCGTACATGGCGACGGTGAGATAGCCGCAGCGAGCGAAGCCGCACACCTGCACCAGCTGGCGACGAGCCGAATGGAGATGATAGTCATCCATAATGGACTCCTCACCGATAGCAGCGACACGCGGCGACCGCGCAACCGCAGCTGCAGCGCCCGCCGCCGATGCGAATGTGGATGCGCTGGTCAACCTCGCAGCTCACGAGCAGCAACGCGACCAGGAGCACGACGCACCTCAGGGCCAAAGCCACGCGAGCACGACTATCGCGAACGCAGCTCGCGTGAGCCGGGTCGCGAGGTCCGTCGAGAGATACGCCGCCACCGCGAACAACACGAGCGCGAGCGTCAAGAGCAGTAGTCGAGGCGTCACTGTCATGCCTACCTCCGCTTCCGCTTGATGTCTTCCAGCTCCGCTTCGTATCCGCAACGCGGACACTGACCCTCCACGAGCGTGATCCACCATCGGTCCTTCGCGAAGCACACGCGGCAGTGCGGCAGGTCATTCGGCGTTGCGCGGTCGCGAGTCGAGCGACGCACGTTGCCACGTACACGCCGCACGCTACGTCTTGCGAGTCGTGAGCCGATGCCAATACTCACGTAATCGCCCCATCGCGGCGTCTTCCTGGCGGTAGAACAACTCCTGGCGGACGTTCGCGAACTGCACCGCATACCACCCGAGCAGCGCAATCAGCGCGAGCCGAGAGCCGTACCAGATGGCAACGAGCAACGCCAGGACGACAGCGGCGCGAATCACGATGCCTGGAACGGAATGCCGTCGCCGCTGCCCCAGACGTGCGCAGGCGTGGCGCTGTTGGTTTGATCGCGGGTACACATCACGCACCAGCCGAGGCTGTCGTGCTCCTCTGGCGTCGGGTGCTCACGCGTGAAGGATTCCAGCGCAGACCATTCCATCCCGCGAATGCGGTGACGGTTGCCCTGCTCGCGAAACTGCCGGAGCGTGTCCACGATGCGCGCCTGCAATTCGCCGATGTCCCAATGCTGAGGATCGGTGGGTTGTTGCGCGAAGTACGTGAGCATCCCCTGGTAGTCGAGGCCATTCGTGGTGTCGCCGAGATCGTCCCAGAAGCCGTAGCGGCCTCTGCTGTCACCATCAGCGAACCAGCTCGTCACCTCCGAACCGAAGTGCGCCCACGCGCTCGCGCCAACTTCGTGCGCACGTTCCCCGACCCAGCGGAAAAAGCTGATCGTCGGCTCACCGGGAACGTTGAACAAGTTGTATTCGCCACCCGGTGTGTATTCGTCAATCGCTCCAGCCTTCTGGCACTTCTCCACGAGCGACTGCACGGAGGCGATCCGCTCGTTGGCACTCGCGTCTTGCTTGTCGTAGCCCTTCGCGGTCAACCACACTTTCACGTAGCGGATGCCCATCGACTTCAAGTAGAGGCAGTCGTCAACGAACTGCTCCTCGCTGTTGCCGCCGTTCACGCGGCAGTCGGGCCACCAGCGCAGCCAGTGTGTGTCCCCCGCTTTGAGGACGGCGTCGACCATCTTCGGCCACCACTGCTTGCGGTCGTAGCGATAGTCGAGTCCTTGCACGAGCCGTTCGGGGAACTCGCTGCTGCCCCCAGGCACGAACGGGAGCCCCGGCACGACGCGGCTCCAATGCGACGCTCGCAGAAAATCTCGCGACGCGAGATCAGCATCCGTCCACCAGGGCGTCTTGTCGTACGCATCCGGCGACGGGCAGGTGTAGCAGTGCGGCCAGATCGTCGGCGGCGGGATCGGGCCGAGGGTCGGCGGCGATGCGGCGACGCCGCCGCCCATCATCATGCGATGAATGGTGTCGAGCATTACTTCACCTCGACGCAGAAGCGCACGTAGGCGTTCTGCTCGTCTTCCCAGTCGCGGTCGGCGACGACGACG